TCCCCCGATTAATCCGGATGAACCCACTAAACCTAAGATATTTGATAATCCCCCAGCAATTCCTCCAAACAACATCAGTAATGGTCCCATGGCCACCGCTAAACCTGCAGCTCCACCGACTAATCCTTGTAATGGTCCTGGTAAATTGCTGAATTTTAAAATCAGATCTGCTATTCCTTCAGCAAACCCGGCAATGGCCGGAATAATCTTTTCCTGGATCACTGGCATGAGCTCTTGAAGTTTTGGTAATAACTCAGCGAATGCTTTGGCAAAGCTGGCCGATATTGCCATTTTGACAGCGTCCATGGAATCGCCAAAGGCGTCCAAAGCTTCAATGTCTTCACCACTTAATACTGCTCCGACTTTTCTGGCTTCTTCTGTCAATCGTGCCATTTCATCAGATCCGGCTTTTATCAGCGGATTTAGCTCCATTGCGGACTTACCGAAGATACTCATGGCCAATGCATCCCGCTCTGTTTCGTTACCTACTCCATTAAGCGCCGAAAAAGCCTCGTTCATGACATCTTTGGCATCTCTGAGATTACCATTGCTATCTGTTACTGATATCCCTAAGGTAGAAAATGCCTCTGCCTGGGTTCCCGTGCCATCGATGGCGGCGGCCATGGATTTAGTAAGCTTTGCCTGGGCGCCGGCAATGGTATCCAGACTGACCCCCAGATTATTTCCGGCATATTGGAGCTCCTGCAATCTTTCGGCTGAGATCCCGGTCACATCGGACATTTTCTGAATGCCATCGGCATTATCAATGGCTTTTGATGCCAGCAAACCTAACCCGGTTACCGCTGCTGCTATCGGAACGGTTAGCCCAGCTGTCAGGCTCCCGCCCAGATCTTTCATTTTAGTGGAAGCATTCCCCAGATTGTCAGCCAACTCATTGATTTTGAATGAACTGACCTCTTTGTTTACATCCTTTAATGCTTTTTCGGTCTGATTGAGTTTGTCTTTATTGTCTTCGAGTTTTTTATTCGCAGCATTGATTTTTGTGATATTTGAATCAATGGCACTATCATTGTTTTTCTGTTGTTTCTCAAGTTTTCCCAGATCATCGGCCAGTTTTTTGGCTTCATCACTATTTTTGCCATATTGGGCTTTTGCTGCTTCCCATTTTTCGGTTGTTTCAGCAATTTTTGTGGTCAACTCTGACTGTTTGGTTTTTAGTTTTTCCTGTTTTTCTGCCAGTGTATCAATATAACTCTTTTGAGTCTGAACAGCCTCCGAAGCAATTTTCACTTTATCGGCTAATAATGACTGCTGATCTTTCAGCCCTTTGAATTTGTCATCTGCTAATGCGGCTGCCGACGCTGAAGCTTTCATTGCTGAATCCAGCGTCTTCATTTCGTCATTCATTTGTTTGGTAGCTTTTTGAAATTCTGAAATATCAGCTCCAACTCTTAGGGTTGCGCTTGCCATTAGTCATCACCTCCGTTTTTTATTTTGAAAATTAACGCTTCATAAATATCAATGTAATCGCCATTCCAGGCCTCAAAAAAAGAGCAGTTTAATTGCTTAACTG